TTTTTGTTTTTATAAACCGTACAATCCGCACTCTTATTCTTACTTGAACAGAAAAAACAAATAAAAAAAGCGGCTATCTTTATAGATAACCGCTTGATTTTCAATTTGTAGCGTCTACGGGAATCGAACCCGTGTTGCATGCGTGAGAGGCATAAAGCTTTATCACATAAATAACTAAAACACAATAACATACAACGCAATAAATAATATACGTACAAAACACATGCAAAACTCAACTTATAATTTTTGTTATATTACTTAAAATACTCCAAAACCTCCTTCGATTGTTCTCTCAACCCGCATACAACATATCCTTCAGTCATAGTTACGGATGAATGCCCCATCATCCTGCTTATACTGTAAAGGTCGGCACCACGGAGATACAAATTCGTGGCAAAGCTTCTTCTTGCGGTATGGCTGGTAACGAACATCCATTTCTCCCCTGTTACCTCCTTCCCGGCCTTGAAGACTTTCACCCGTTCATTAATCCCGCATTCCTTACAGATATTCCGGATTATCTCATTAAATGCCATCTCTGATATTTCCCGGCTTATCACGACTCGTTCTATCAATTCCGCAACTATCGGCTTTAAGGGTACGGTTGCCTGTATTTTTGTCTTTTGGGAAACATACGATAAAAAGCCGTCCATCATATTCTCTTCGGTTATACGTGAATAATCGCTGCGCCTCATTCCGGAATAAGACCCTATAAGGAACTGCGCTTGTACAAGTCGTTCATTCCCACTTTTGGCCTTATATCCTGAAAGCCGTTCGAGCTCCCCATCGTTCAACCAAATAGATACGCATTTCTCATTTCTTAAATTGAGTATTTTAATATAGTCGTTCGGTATATGGAACTCTTCAGAATACAAATTTAATACGGCCTTAAACTTTGCAGCATATTGCCTTGCCGAACTTTTGGCAACCCTTCCGGACATATAATCTATAAATTTCTGCAAACGGATTTTTGAAAGGCTTTCAAATGTACATTCACAACCGTTCGCCTCTTCATACATACGGAGTATTATTTCATACTTCGGGTATTTCTCCAAAAACACTTTTCTTAATTCATATTTCATTTTTGCGCCTCCTCCATTCTACAAAGCATTTCACGGACTTTAATCCGTTCAACCCGTTCAGCCCTTTCTTTCTCTTTCCTGATCAGAAAGTTTATAAATTCCGACTTATTAGGTACAGAATTTATAAAACGTTCCAAATCTGCATCAAAACGGACACTGTAAACTTTAGTTTTACGTGGTTCAGCCAATTTTCTACCGGTCATTTCTTACCCTTTTTATTTTTCCTGTTTCTTATCTCGTTCCTCTTTTTCTCCGTGCATTGTTCTTTCTGATTTCTTCATTCATTTTTTCTTTCATAACATCTTTAAATTTAGGTGGCTGTTTTACTCCAGCCATGGCCATAATAAAGCCAATTACAGCAGCAAGGGCAATCCCCGCAAAAGGAATCCACAAAAGGCCCCCGAAAGTAACACCAAGACAAAGCAATATTATCAAAGCCAACAATAAAATAAAAGCAATAGGCATAATAAAAAACCTCCTATATTAAATTAAACATTATTTTTCACCATCCAAATATATAATATATTCTTGGGAATCATGTTCTAAAATCCATTAAAACCCTTTAAACCCGTTCCCACTGTAAGTTGGAAGAATGAATTTATAACCATCCAAATAATACACGCTATTACAAACATATCATATAAATTATTTTATTAATCCTTATTCAAAAACTCATTTAATTTCTCCATGTCTATGCCATCGGCTATCGCAAACACGACGCATACAAATATAATTAAATACATGTTTTATCCTCCTTTTCAATAACCCGCCGGCCGTATTACCGGCGGGGCATCATTGCAAGAAACGTCGGCCGAAGCCCCAACGCGTTATTATCGTCTTGTCATGTGGTCGTTTATACTAATACCCCTTCGTCTAACATCGAGTAGTATTTATCATCACTGATTATAATGCTATCGAGTAATTTTATACCGAAGAGGTTAAGTCCTTTTTTTATTTCATCAGAAAGATTTATATCCTCTTGGCTTGGTTTTATGTTTCCGGATGGGTGATTGTGTACGAAGATTACAGCCGAAGAAAGTGCATCAATAGCGTATTTCGCAATAATCCTTTTATCTACTAAAGTTTGGCTTATTCCTCCTTGTGATATTTTAGCGTATCCCGTCACGTTATTGGCCTGATTCAATAAAATAATAAAGGCGCTTTCATAGATTAAAATATCCTCGTGATAGAACTCCTTTGCAAAGTTGAACGCATCTTCTAATGAACGAACTTTGATTATTTCAAAATCTTGTTTCTTTGCTGTTATGCTGTATTTTACGGCTTTCTTTTTCATTATCTATTGTATTATGCAGGGCTTTCGCCCTGCTGGTTAAACTTAAATATATTTATCTAATTCCTTTTCAAGTTCCGCGCGATCTATTTCCGGGAACAGTTCCAAAACCAAAGCTAAAGCCTTGCAATAGTTATTTGCATACTCGACCGTATCCATCAGACGCAAAACCATTGTACACGGAATACTTTTATAATGGTTGCCGCTTTCAATTTTATAGGCTAATAAATTGCGCTTGTCTATAATTATATTGTTCATACTCTTGTCCTCCTGATTGATTATTAGTTTTTAATATCCTGCATACACTTTTCGCGGATATTGTTTAGATTCACTTTTATACACGTGGTACATATCAGGGTATAATCCCTCCGACTTGTTGATATTGCTTATATATGAATGTTGTGTTCTTCTTATGTATTCCAGTCTGGAAGATGCAATAAGATTGTAATCTTCACTACGTGGATCGTTATATCCATAACCTAAACAATCTAACATATAGTTTAGCATCCTATTAACTTGCTTTTCAATATCATTATAGCTTTTTGTTCTCATATTTATTTTCTCCTATTATTCTTTAATTAAACCGCGTTACCTTCCCTCCGACATTGTAGGGCGCTACGTGTATAAATTCGTTCCCGTATTTCTTCCATGTCCCAACGGCAAAAGGTTCTTTATTTGTTATGTCGTTCCATTCTTTGCCGTCCCACTCCTGTACCTCGTCCGTGCGCACGTGGGTACATTCCATTTTGTACTCAATCGGTTCACCCTTGAAAAAGGCGGTATCTACTTTTGTTAAGTTCAAATAATACTTTGCAGCCTCCAGCGGTTCCAGGTTTATAGCCGTTGTAATTTCGTCATACATTGTAAACCCGACACCTTCAAAATAGGCGGTTAAAATCGTTCGTTTCATAGCTTTTTTATTTATTATTATTACCCTTCTTGTTTGCCCTCTCTGATTTGCGGATGTCCCAACGTAACAGTATCATGTTTTTACGTCTGTTTGCGCCGCCTTTACTCGCATTGTCATAATACGCCTGAAGTTCTCTTTTAAGCATTGTAATTTGTTCGATTGCTTTCATAACGATAGTTTTTTATGTTATTAATTTGTGCGTGTCCCGGAACTTGCACCGAGTGAACGGCGTTAAACCGTTCACGCTTTGACAAATTCGGAAAATAACGGCAATTTGTCTAATGACATTGCGGCGGTGTGTCCTCTTTGCCATCCGTTTTTGCTTTCCAATTCAATACAAAATGTTTCTCCATCTTTATACCTGTAAAGAGTGAATGTATAATTATTTGCGCGTTTCTTAAGCAGCTTTAAATTATTCATAGCTTGTTTCCATTCGCTTTCCTTTCGTTCAAATTCCCACCCCGTTTCTAAATCAAAGTAGATGGACTTATTTAACAGCTTCTTTACGCACGACAAACCAACATTGTACGTTTTCCCGTCGCTTTTTCCTTTTATAGTAGCAATGTTAAAGATTGTACGTCCGCAATCATCGCACGTTAACGGCGTACCGCTTTCAACGGTTTGCATACACACATTAATTAACTCGTATTCCTGTGTAGGTAGATTTCCCTTTTTCATAACTGTAATATTTAAATTGTTAATAATTCATTTTTCCGTATCCTCTGTATTTCCCCGGGCCTGGAACCGGCCGCCAAAAAGCGGGCTACATTACACGGAATGCGCGCCCGCCTTACCGGGACTTTAAACTACATTAGTACGCAAACATGCAGCCGTATTATATGCCATAGCACTCGGACACGTCTACGAGTGTTTAGCTCTATCCCTCAACTTATATACCGCTTTCGGGGTCGTGCGGCAATGGCTGTATGTTTTTTCGGATTCTTTTTTGGAACTTTCAAGGAATAAGGCTATATTTGCAAAGGAATGGAAAAACCGTTTGCGGGGCGGTACTGTCAATTTGCGCCCCGCGCGTGTCAGAACTTAACCGTTATAATTAATAGGTTTATTCTCCACACGCAAACAACGATTTTTAAAACCATTGCCAAACGGTTTATTTGGCTGATTCAAGTCAGCCGCTTTCCCCGGGAATATCCCCGGGGTTTTTGCTTTATAACCGTCTCCCTCAAAAATTCAAAGAACACCGCTTTTTTATCTCGTTGCCTTAAAATGGCTACCAGTTCATAAAAATTTCGGTGGATTATTTGGAAGTTCTAATTAAACAAAGTACCTTTGTCCTCCGCCAGGGGGGGTACTTTATTTAGTTATCCCTTTCTTTGGGGTTGTGAGTATTGCTAGTACTTGCAACCCCTTTTTAATCCATCATTTCAAAACTCGCTACAGGTGAAGATCCTTCTTTTTATCTCTTTCCTGTATTACAAAGATACGAAAATTTCGGGAAACCACAAAGAAAATATCACTTATTTTTCAAGAAAATACAATTTATTTTTATCTTATAATTCACTGATATACAGAATAAATAAAAGATAAATACAAAAATTACATTTGTAGCTTATTTTCAAAACAAAACAGAAACAAAAGCCACAAGGAAACAACAAAGAGTAAAGGCGGGAGGAATCACGCCGCAAGCAAAACGGAACTTTTTTTGTGTATTGTCGTGGCTACATGGATACTTTTCTTTTCTGCTGATGGAGGAATACAAAAATACATGTATTCTTTGTATT